GCACCCTAAGGGTAGCACGACCGAGGTAGTGTTCAGAGTTCCGGGCGGCGACGCGTATATGGCTATGGATAAATTCAAGGACCGCCAGAATATGCACAAGTTGTATGCTTTTATGGGCGTTATGACGAAGCTACCCCCGGCGATTTTTGGCAATATGGACGGCCGCGATATTAAGTTCTGTCAGGGGGTAGCGCTGCTTTTTTTGGGGTCGTAAGGACGCCCCTCGTCAGGCACGGCGAAGACGTCCGGCTGGCCCTAGACAGAGAAGAGGCGGCGCAGCATACGAGGAGCGCGGTATATTCCGAAATGCTGCTCCAGGTGTGCAGGGACTACCCAGGAATACCAGACCCTCGGACTCTAAGCTCTGCAGATATAAGATTTTTCTATAACGGCTTACGGGCCGAACTTAAAGAACATACTAAGCCGAAGGGGTAGGGCATGGCGGGTAAATTTTCCATAGAGGCGATCTTCAAAGCAATAGACCGTGTGTCCGCACCCGTGTCTAAGATGCAGAATCGCGTCGGGAAGTTTACCCGTAAAATGTCCCGCGGCTTTCGGGCGGCTAATCGGTCGCTCGATAAGCTCGTCGGGAGCCTTAAGACCGCGAGTGTAAGAGCTATTTCTGTGGCGACTGTGGCTATTACAGGACTTACCGCCGCTACCCTCGGTTTTATCAAACAGGCATCGCTAATAGAGGACGCTACAGCTGCCTTTACACCCCTGCTCGGAGGTGCTAAACGCGCAGAGGAACTCGTCGCGAAGCTTAACAAGACGGCGGCCTCTACGCCCTTTCAATTCGAGACACTCTCCAAGGCCGCAGGGCAGTTACTCCCAGTAATGAACGGCGACATAGAGAATACTATTAGAACTTTGCGTATGATGGGCGACACGGCTGGCGGTAATGCTCAGAAACTCGAATCTATTACCCGTGGATTTACTAAGGCCATGCTTAAGGGTAAGGTCGATATGGAATCGCTTAACATGATCGCCGAGGCGGGGGTCCCGATATTTACAGAGCTTGCCGAGTCCATGGGTACCGAAGTTAACGCGGCCTTTTTTAAGATGATAAGCGCCGGGAAAGTAGCCACGACGGATCTAACTAAAGCTTTCGAGAAAATGACAAGCTCAGGCGGTGTGTTTTTCGGAGGTATGGAGATAGCGAGCCGTACGCAGTCTGGTCTATGGTCCACTCTTAAGGATAATATAAGCCTAACGGCTGCAGCTATCGGGCAGCAAATACTCCCTATATCTAAACAGTATACCGCCGAGGCGATTAAGATAGCGTCAGGTATGCGTGAGTGGGTTAATGGTAATAAAGAACTCATAAGGCAGCGCCTCGGGGAGGCGATAGCCTTTATTAAGGATCATATGTCGGACTTCCTGCGCGTAGGTCGAGGAGGGGCTACCATAATAGGGGCTATTGTAGCGGCTAGTCTCACCATGAAAACGGCTATGTTAGCTACGGCTATAGTTACTAAAGGCTGGGCAATCGGTATGTTTGCGCTTAATAGTGTCATGTTTGGATTTAATGCCGTTATGGGTGTAGCTACCGCTGCTCAATGGCTTTTTAATGTGGCTATGTCTGCCAACCCAGTCGGGGCTATTATACTCGCCGTAACGGCGCTTATAGGCCTCGGCGTTTTGCTCGTCAAGAACTGGGGCAGCATAGTAGCTAAGATAACCGAATCAGCGGCTATAATAACAGGTGTACTAGCGTCTATAACCTCCCCGTTTAAGGATATATTCGAGGGGGCGGGGTCTATAGTCAACGCGATAAGCGGCCTATTCGGGGGCGGTAGAAAAGACGAGAGCACGAGGGAGTCTGGACTCTTTGGGGGCTCTGCGGCTCCCGAGGTAGTAAGCCCTCAGGCCAGAACGGCTCGAACTATCGAGGAGAGCAGACAGACCAGCACCGCCGAGGTAACTATTAAAGACGAGACGGGCCGGGCGGAAATGACCGGGGGTAAGCAGCTAAGCGGCATTGACTTAGTTATGTTAGAAACGGGGGCTTTTTAATGGCGTGGCAAGACAGAATACAGGAGGCGGCATATACGCCGCCTGTCTCGGATACGCGCTTTACTTTCACCTATGAGAATGTAAGTAAATCGGTCACTAAAAAAACGAGTGCTTTTAACTTCCCTGATGCCAACGGTACTTTTATACAGGACTTAGGGCACACTGGTCATCGGTACCCTTTCCGCGTTATCTTCCACGGTAACGACTACGATAAGGAGGCTAAAGCTTTTGACAAGGCCCTACTCGAAAAAGGCACTGGGAAATTAGAACACCCTGTCTATGGTACAATCGACGTCGTACCCTTCGGGGAGATAAAGCGCCGCGATGATCTAAAAACGGCGGCTAATCAGGCTATTATAGAGGTCACATTCTGGGAGACTATAGGGCTACTCTTCCCTACAGGGCAGACAGACCCAGCCGACGCAGTACTGAACGCTGTAGAGGGCTATAACACCGCAGAGGCGGAGCAGTTTGAGGAGATCCTCGACACCGACACGGCCTCGGAGCTCGCTACCTTTAAGAGTGGCTATAAGCTACTACTTGATACATCACGTAACGTATTAAAGACTATAGCCGACGTACAGGACGACGTAGCAGCGGAGTTTAACGCTATCTACGACTCTATCAACGCCGGTATTGATACGCTCGTCTCAGACCCCCTGACGCTCGCTTTCCAGACCACCCAACTCTTGCAAACTCCAGCACTTGCGGCCGCGAGTATACAGGCAAGGCTCGACGCTTACGGCAATCTGGTCACGGCACTTACGGGTACGGTTCAGGAGCCCGGACTCGATTCGGAAAACGCTAACAGCTTTCAGACTAACGATCTCTACGCCTCTACGAGCGTTACGGGTATTATAGTATCGGTCGTCAATAATCAGTTTGAGACAAAGACCGAAGCACTCGCCGCCGCCGAGGCCCTCCTCGATATATCGGAGCAGCTCACCACATGGCGCGACGCTAACTACGAGTCGCTCGGGCAGATCGACACGGGCGGGGCGTATCAGCAATACGAGCAGGCTGTCTCGCTCGCTGCGGGCTTTCTCGTCCAGATATCTTTTAGCCTCAAGCAAGAGAGGCGGATAACGCTCGACCGTAACAGGACTATAATAGACCTCGCCGCAGAGCTTTACGGAGAGGTAGACGCGCAGCTTGATTTTTTAATACAGTCTAACGACCTAACGGGCTCCGAGATATTAGAGCTGCCGGCGGGTAAAGAGATCGTATACTTTATATGAGTAAGACCTACACCATAATAGCGGGCGATACTTTCGACAAGATAGCGCGAAAGGTCTACGGGTCGGAGGTAGATTCGCCCTTAATAATTCGCTCTAATCCGGGACTGGCCGAGCCACTTACACCAGGCGTTATAATATTTATACCCGATAAGCCCGACACGCCCAGCGTAATAGCGCAGAGCGCCCCTGCGGATAACCAGGACGAGGTAGCCCTAAGCGTGGGGGGCGAGCGTTTTAGATTCTGGTCAACTGTGAGTATAGCCCTCTCCATGGATACCCTCGATGCCATAGAGTTTAGCGCACCTTTCGAGGTTAATAACGCGAAATTTAGAGAGATTTTTCGTCCTCTTAGCTTTCAAAACTTAGCGGTAACAGTAGGCGGTAGGCTATTATTCACGGGTACAATGTTAACGCCTAAGCCCACTACTACCCCTGAGAGCCGTGTCGTATCCGTTACAGGCTACTCTAAGCCTGGAGTACTTAATGACTGTACGCTACCGGCGAGTATGTTTTCTCAAGGACGTAGCGAGCTGGAGTTTAACGGGCAGGGTCTTAAAGAAATAGCCGCCACGATTGCCGCACCATTCGGACTCTCTGTAAAGTTTGCAGCAGACCCCGGTGCTGTTTTTGAGCGCGTAGCCATAGAACCGGGTAAAAAGGTACTCCAGTTTTTAGCGGACCTCGCGCGGCAGCGTAATCTCGTGATATCTAGCACGTTCGCGGGTGGTCTACTATTCCAGCAGTCGCGAAGTCCGGGCAGCCCGGTAGCACGTTTAGAGGAGGGCGTCTCGCCTCTTACGTCAGTTACCCCCAAATATAAAGAGCAAGAGTACTACAGCCACGTAACGGGCCTACTGCCTACAACACTAGGTAAGGGGGGCGCACAGTTTACCGTTAATAATCCGCGCTTAAGTGGCGCTATAAGGCCTCTCACTTTCACGGCCGACGATACGCTAGGGGCGGACGCTAAAAGCGCCGTAGAGGCTAAGGTGGGCCGCATGTTCGCAAATGTGGTAGTCTACAGTATATCGGTCGCAGGTTGGAGGGACCCACAGGGCGACTTATGGGTACCTAACAGGACTATAAAG